TGACAATCCTCTTGGCTTACAGGAAGAAGAGTACCCTCTTCTATCGTTTGCTACTCTCAAACTTGGTAGTCACTACCGACACCCAAAGGGTAAGTATGGTCAGGCACACTACACTGATACATTCATCCCATGTGGTGTTGCATTCTGTAGCCATTGTACTGAACACAAAGAGAACATGCAAGCGAAGGTGATGAAGAAAATGACCAATAAAGTTACACTACCTGTACCTGAACCACAGTATGACATGTCATTACCTGATGCTAAGTCACCACCAACTACCCAAGAACACATCATCAATACACTGAACACACTTCATGATGCTATCAAGGATGGTAAGGATGTTCACCACAGATTCTCAAAGTATCTCAAGTCATTGGTTGATGATGGAATAGATATGAGTGACAAGGCATACCAAATAGGTGCTAACATACTTACACTACTCAACACTGAACAGATGATTCAGCACTACAAGATTCTAAATGGAGAGGAATGATATGGGTAAGAGAAAAAAATTGACGAGAAAACAAAAGAGAGAGGCGAGAAAGATGACAAACAAAAAGACGGACAAGAAGAGTAACCACAACCCAAGTAACTTCACAGTTACCAAGAGCAAACCGAAGTGGCAGTACACACCTAAGCCACCTTGCCACACAGGACAGTTGCTTGTGTTCACTACGGACACAGGCATCAATGTCTATGGTGGTGGCAAGAATCGTGCGGGTGGTTGGCACAAGTTAGACTTCATACCTGACCTTGCGATGGGGCCGGATGAAACCCTTGTGTATTCAGTCAAGGCTAATGACAACACAGTTGTACCGGAGGGTTGGTTGTGTGGTCAATTCGTAGGCAAGGCTGATGCACCACCACCTATCATCGCTCTTGACTTCCCTGACTTTGGCATACCTAAAGTTGGGCCGGAGTTTTGGTACGCACTTGCACAAGACATTCTTGAAAAGCAACTCAAGACTGTATCAACACAGTGTGCTGGTGGTCATGGTCGCACAGGTGTACAGTTGTGTATTCTCTATGACTTACTCAACACACATGCTACCGGCAAACCCTATGACAATGTTGGTGACTTGATACTTATGATTCGTGACCTGTACTGTAGTCACATTGTTGAAACCAAAGCACAGCAAGAATACATTGCTGAAGTTATTGGTATGCCTGTCGGTAAGAATGTTATCGAAGATAGATACGGTGGCTACTACTCCGGTGGTGGTCAGGGAAAAGTGGATGGCCTCACGGCTTCTGATATTTTTAGTGATGATGTAGCGTGGGGAGATTTACTTGAGGATGATTACAAAGTCATCAATGCGTATGAGATATGTGGGCACTGTGGTCAGAAGTCTTTCTTCCATGACACAGAATCATACTGTGAAGTTTGCTTGGAACCATACAAGAAAGATGGTGACGATGAACCTACCGAAGCATGCCCTTCGTGTGGAAGTGACAGCCCTACCATGACTCACATTGACAAGGATGGTAGTGTCATCTCATGCGATGACTGTGGTTGGCACAAGCCCGACAAGAATGCTAAAGGTAAGTTGTGTTACACATGTGGTACAGAGTTTGCACCACATCACTTCACATTCCATGACCCTGATACTTGTATGCAGTGCTTGGCTACCGAGAAGAGAATCAAACATGATGCTCATGGTGTGCAGTGCGCTGTGTGTAACAAGGTCAAAGACAATGAGTACATCTATGACTTCATTGAAAGTGAGAAAGGATTTGTATGCAGGAGTTGTTACTGATGAAGTATGAAGAAGCATTAGCATTGATGAAGAAAGCAAAGAACCCAAGCAAGGGTAAGCCGATAGCAAACAACACAAGACTGTATGTAGGTCTTGATGGTTCGTTTGAGATTAAGTTGCATGGTAGTACCATCATTACCATTTATCCTAACCACATCGTGCTTGACTCATGTGGGTACAGGACAAGGACTACTAAGGAAAGGATGAATACCTTCACACCTTTCTATGTATCTCAAAGGAATTACAAATGGTATGTTAATTTAGCACCACCATACGGTAAGGAAGAACCCTTCCATGATGGAATAAAATTAGAGGTGAAAGAATGAAGTGCGACCACTGTTCTTCAGACTTCGATGATGACCTTATCGAAGTGAGCATAGTAAAACCTAATGGTAACGATGATGAAAACGAATTGCTTAACTACGATTTGAAAACTATCTCAGTGTGCTGCGTATGCGTAGCAACTCAAAGATACAAGGGGGAATTAAAATGAATCAACACACACTACACAAGATGATTAGAGTATTCGTAGGCTACGGTGAACCTATCGAAGAGGATGGGCAGGGTGCTAACAAACCTGATTGGCCTTTCTTCTCACAGGTTGCACAGCAAGATACTATCCATGCGCTACAGTTTGAAGAGGCTGCTGATAGATTCCACAAGTACAGGAACACACAGTTGCCACGCCTACTGATTGATGCTGGTCTTGTCAAACACGCTGACCAAATCGAGGACTTCCTTGATGACATGCGTGAGCGTGGTCGTATCGCTAAGGAACAGAAGGCCAAGCGAGATAAGAGGCAAGCAGCAGTTGATAATGTCGTGGGTGACATATGGTTTGATTTAGTTGATAGGCAAACCGTTGATGTTGATGAGTACACAAAGAGATTCATTGACTTGGACTACGATGAGGCCGAGGCTAAACAGTTGGTGGAGATGACCGTGAGTACATGGAGGCCACCGACTCACCTACAGGTTCACTTCTCATTCGTGGATGACTCATGGACTAACCGATGGGGAAAAACTTTCACGACTAAAAGAATCGTAATCAACTGTGGTTACTTACCTGAACTAAACAATGCACTCAAGCAACAGTTAGGTTTCCCTGCTGTCAAGTATCATGGTGACTTGAAGAAGTGGTCGCTCAAGAATGAGGCTGATACTATTACTAAGGCTGTGGACATTATGATTGAGCAAGGCTTGTGGCCTGATGATACTACACTCAATGTAGTATTACAACAGGCGAGCAGTGAAGTAAGTAAGCCACCACCTACTAAGCAGGACATCACTGTTGAGTTGATTGGTAACTCAGCATTGAGATTGTCTTGGCCCTACATCGCTGACCCCATCATGCGTGGAGATGTGATGGGTGAAGTCAAGAGATGTCAAGGTCGCAAGTACGACCCCAACTCTAAGACATGGAGTATCAGTATCACTGAGGCTGTGCCTCTTGTCGAAAGGCTACGCAAGTATGAGGATAATGAATGGTGTGGTAAGTTGGCTGATGAGATTCAGAAGATACCTGACATTCATACCTACATGGAAGAGAGAGCCAAGAGAGTTGCCATCAGTGGTGCAGCATCACTGTCTGATACTAACACAGTTGAAGAGATGCAAGAAGCATTGGCTGAAGTATTCCCCGAAGGTTATGAGTTGTACCCATTCCAATATGTCGGTGTGCAGTTTGCACAGTTAGCAGGTGGCCGTTGTTTGATTGGTGATGACATGGGTATCGGCAAGACCATCCAAGCCATCGCACACATAGGATTGAACCAAGACAAACTACCTGCATTGATTGTAGTACCTGCAAGTGTGAAGTACAATTGGTTGAAGGAATGCAAGACATGGCTACCATCATTGAACACTGTGGTACTTGAGGGAAGGAAGGGTGACATACCTGATGCTGACATCGTGGTGTGTAACTATGACATCATGAGTTACCGAGAGGATGCACTGATTGACTACGGCTTCAACATCGTAGTGTGTGATGAGTCACACTATCTCAAGAACAGTAAGGCCAAGCGTACACAGGCTACACTATCTGTAGCACAGGAGTCTGAGTCTGTCATCTGTCTGTCCGGTACAGCAATTACTAACAGACCTAATGAGTTCTTTACTACACTCAATCTCCTACGACCTAATGAGTTCCCATCCTTCTTCAACTATGGACTGTCCTATTGTGATGGACATGAAACAAGATTCGGTTGGGACTTCAGTGGTGCGAGTAACACTGATGAGTTACACAGTAGGACAAGGGACTTCTGTATTCGCAGACTCAAGAGTGAAGTGCTGACTGAATTACCTGACAAGGTTCGTACCATACATGACATTCAACCATCGAAGGCTGATGTCAAGAGATACAAAGACTTGCATCGTACATGGATGGATGAGTATGAGATGTATGTAAATGGTGAAGGACTACCACAGGGCTTCGTGCTTAACATGCTTACAGCACTACGACATGAGTGTGGTCTTATCAAAGTACCATCCACTGTTCAGTACATCAAGGATTACAATGAGATTACAGGCAAGCCTTTGGTTGTCTTTGCTCACCACAGAGATGTACTGATACACATATACAAGGGACTCAAAGATGACAAGGATAAGACTTGGAGAGTTGCAGGTATCAGTGGTGACATGCCCGCTAACAAGAGGCAACAAAATGTCGAAGCATTCCAAGATGGCAAACTTGATGTCATCCTATGTAGTACAGTAGCAGCGAAGGAAGGTATCACACTGACCGCAGCAGACACAGTAGTATTCGTTGAGCGTGAGTGGGTGCCGGGATGGGAAGAGCAAGCAGAGGATAGAGTCAATCGTATTGGACAGGACAGTAACTCAGTACACGCTGTGTACCTATCCGTTGCTGATACTATTGATGAGAGATTCAACATGGTTGTCGAAGCCAAGCGTCAAGTCGTCAAGGCTGTGCTTGATGGAGGCGACATGGAAAAGAGAGAAGGTATCGCTAACATGCTGATACAATCTATGATTGAAGCGGGTGACTTACCGGCTGACTTCTTAGAGAACATGAAAAAGAAAGGTGAAAAGAAATGACATACGAAGGAACGAAGGCAGTAGTAGATGTCTTAGTGGATAACGATAGACAAGCAGAAGCAATAGAACACTTGCTCAAAGAAGTACAAAGGTTACATTGGGTGTGTATGTTTTGGCAACAAGTAGCAGAAGATAAGGTGATTGAATGAGCCATTATAGAAAAGCGATAGAATGTATAGAATGCGTACAACAAAATATGAGTGATGAAAGTTTCATTGATTGGTTGTATAGAACATTAGGATTAGACATAGAGGAAGTGAAGAAATGATACAGACAAGACACGGACTTGCACAGTTAGTGCTGGTAGCGACAGACGAGAACGGACAGAAGGAAATACTATTGGAATTAATTGAAGAGTATATAAACTGAAATAGAGATAGAAGATGAAAACAGGAGATGATGAAATGGGAAGATATGGTGGAAGCATGTACTTTACGGGGTACAGAAGCGCAGCAACATGGGCAGACATGGGACTGATTGGTGACAGGTTATCCTTCACAGATGATGAAGTGATAACTAAGTTAGGACTTGGTTACATACAAGACCCTAACGCTGAGTGTGCGATGGACACAGCGATTAGGTATGAGTTACTTAACGCAGGACAAGACGGAGAGATTAGTGCGAAGCAGATGCTTAATCATCGCACGAAGTTGGCGGCATTGATTGAGGCTGGCATCGTGGCTGATGGTTGGTACAAAAATGATGAAGGTGATTTACAAAGAGCATGGGTATTCGATGAGAGATTTGTACGCCTACACTACAATCGTATTGAGAGTAGTTACAGTTACAGTGGTACACACTTTGCTGCGGGCTTACTCAGTATGGAAAAGGAATTGAAACTATACACGAAGTATGGTTTGAGAGAGGGTGACTATTGGTACTATGGTGATACTATTGAAACAATACAAGGCCCACTGCAAACGAAACCTGTTAAGGGTAATGAGCGTATGCTATCTCATGTGATGGATGATAAGGAAACATTACGATACATCAACAAGGCTCTCAACCGCATGGTCAAGAGCGAGAAGGCAGTGCAAGTTACTAAGGGTCGTGGTCGTACATTCAGATGGGATGCTTGGGAGTGGCTTGACAATATTCGTAACAAACACTTGGTTAGTGAATCAAAGAAGCGTAAGGTTGGTGACACAGTGAACGGTTGGATATACACTCAAGGTAAAACTACTATGCACTACGGAGTACCTGTTCATCAGCATTGGTGGCAACCTGTTGAGAAACCTAAGTTATACTTCATCAAACTTAAATCAAAGTATGTTGGTTCAAGTTACAGTTACAACACATATAGTTATCAACCTTGTGTGAAAGATGAAAGCATTAAGTTACCATACTTCTTCACGAGTAAGTCTGATGCGTATGAGTTGTGTAACCGTTTGAATGAACAGATGAGTCTAAGGGTAGACCCATCTAACTTTGTAATCAAATATATTGATGATGATTTCAATGTCACCACTGATGAACCACAGTTCGCTGTGTACTCGACAGAGTATGATTACAGGGTTGATATGAATGCAGTGGTTGAAGATTATGATGAGCCACTTACTGCTCACCTTACACTTATGACAAAGGGAAATGCTAACTACAAACTTCTTAGTAAGTTGTACATAGATTGTCCCACGCATGATATGTATATGGAGAAAGTAACAAACAAAGGAGATGATGAATGATGACAAACATTACAGATGACTATATGAAAAACAAAGAAGTAAAGACCGGAACACCTATGTTGCAACTACGCAACACTACAGGTACTAACCAACTACACATACAGGGTTGGGGTTCGGAGGGTAACAGAGAGTACGGGTATGCCCGTAAGTTTACTGTACCACCTGAAGTAACTGACTCGCTTGCGAAGTACGATGCGAAGATGTTTTACTCTCTTGCTTCACCTGAAAAGATATACTACCGCAATGTGATTAGAGTAGTTGAGTACAGTGACGGTTATCAAATCCATTTAGAACTTAATGATTCTAACGCTAACAATGGTAAGGTATGGATTCTTGACATCAATCAACCGCAGTGTAATGATTGGATTAAATGGTTGGATGCTAACAACTTGATTTTTACAGATGATACACAGACTAAGTTTACAGGTGATGCTCAGTGAAGAAGAGTTTCATGGAACAGATACAGGAGTTCCACCTTGACATGCAGATGGCAGACAAGAATGGTTCACTGTATATTCCCGAAGAGGTACTGCTACCTATCCAAGCAATCAAAGATTCCTTTGAGGACATATTGAAGAATGCTAAAGACACAGCACACATACATGGTTTTTGGTGTGGTGACTTCTTCATGGACACACCCATGAGTAAGGGAGTCATGTCACACATGGTGTTCACTTACTTTGCCAAGTTGTTTGAGAAACCTATCACTTGGTTCTATATGATTCCACATAAGATAGTGATTGACCCTGCCTATCAGAAGGTAGTGATTGGTAAAAACCCTGATTGGTTTAACGAAGATGGGTCGGCTACTACTGTAATGAGAGCAGCGTTTGAGGATGCCAAGAATGCAGGACTGATAGACAAGGATGAGCCGTGGGTATTCGATGAGTCTGATGATGCGAAGGACTTCGTTAACATGACCAATGAATACATTGAACACTTTGCAAGTGCTAAGGATATATCATTTGATGAAGCGGTGGATATACTGACAGGTTCACAGGAGGACTTCTCATTCCCGCACGAGTCTGATGAGAATGATGATAGTCCCTGATGAGGTGATACAGATGAGTTACAATGTACCGAAGGATGGTGAATGGCATATTACATGGGACATTATTTCTAACGGGGAAATAGCAGGTGCCTATCAACTGAGAGTAATGTGGGATGGTAAGATGTGGATTGAGGATAAAGAGTTCGCAGGTAAGTATGTAGGATATAACTACGGGAATAATATGTGGTGATTGAATGATTGAATTACTATGTGGATTAGGAATGATTGGATTTTTATATTGGTTGGGTGGGGTATGGTTGCCCGAACATAAACAGATTGAACAGGAAGTAATTAAGATAGAAGTAAAAAAGGATTCTCTTGGTTATGAGATGTGGTGTTCACCTGAAGGTTATGAAGCAATAAAAGAATATGTAAAAACTATTGAAGGAGAGGAAGAGGAATGAGTCAAACAACTAATTGTAAGAAGTGCGGGAAGGTATTCCTCAAGGTATCAATGAAGTCCACTGAATCTGTATGCCATGAATGTAAGACAGTGAAGCGTAATGCACACAACTTTGTAGCATACGATGAGATGTCTAAGGTTGAATTGCTTCGTGCGATACAAGACATGGCCGCTAAGAATGACAAGATGGAGGACACCATCAAGAGGATGACTGTGAGGCTTGATGTCATGCACCAAGAGATGAGCAAGTTTCTTACGGCTGAAAGGGTAAGAGAAGCCAACATCATTGGTGGGGCCGCATACAAGATGGATGCTGAGATGAAGAAGTTATACATCAAGCACAACAATCGTTTGCTTAAATTAGAGAAGAAAGTATTCAATGGCAGCGAGGCTAATACGATAAGTAAAAAGTAGGATTCACATATAAAGGCAGGAAAAAATACCTGTTTTAATTGAGGATTATATAAACTGATAAAGAGATAGAGGATAGTGAAAACGATGATAATAATGCAGAAATGGCAAAAGATATTAGCAATAGTAAGAGAAAGTATGGTTTTTCAACACCCAATGGTTGAGCCACAGGTTAGAGTTGCTACTCAGTGTATAGTAGCAGCACTATTTACGATTGCAGAAGTAATACATGAGCGTGATTCAGATGCCAATGAGTGACCACCAAGACAGCGAGAACTTCTCCTATCAAAGAACATGGAAGGAGATTCACGACATGCTGAAAGCATGTGAAACAAGACAAAACTTTCACCTTACAAAGATTAAATCGGGTAAGTTGAATAAGAAGCAGATGGTTCAACACATGAGGGATTACAAAGGATTGCAGGGTGCTATCTATGGATTGCGGTTTGCACTTGGTGACTTACACATGAGTAGGGCGATGGTATTAGGAGATGAGTAAATGGGTGTAGTAATTGAGCAGAAGTATTTTGATAATTTGAAAGTGTTGAGGAATCTATTGAAAGCATCAATTCGGGAATATGAAAAGCAAGACGGCTCGCCTCTTATTATTGATGAGATAAAAGAAGCAGTGCATCATATTACAAAAGCGATAGACATATTGGAGTGGGATGACCTATGATTGACACAGACAAACACGAAATACAAAAGATGATTTTAGAACACTGCGAATTAATATTGCAGCAAGCGCAAGAGTTTGTTTGGTCGAGTAAGCGTTACACTGATACTCGCATCAGTAACTTACAGAAGCGTGTAAGATATTTAGAGAAGGAGTTGGAATTGAATGATTGACACAGATATGATAATAATATCACAGGATGAAATAGACTACATTCTTAGTTGTATGAGATATTTAGATTCTTATACAGTAAATAGAGAAGAATTAGCGAAGAGAATCATGAGCCTACCTGCCGGTAGAAAGAGGCTACAAAAATGGGGAGATGATTGAATGAAGAAAGGTAATACAGTGAAGAAGTTAGTAACTGAAATGATATTAGATGTAACCGAGATAGGTGAGAGTTACAGTACGAGTCAAATTAAATCACGATTATTTGATTGGAAGGGACAGTACAGAGGCATGAGGATAAAGTACATTCCACATGCAAGTGCGCTATCCACTCTGATTAAGAAGAGTAAAGCGTTTGACAGACAGATGACACACAACGGAATAGTATGGACAAGAAAGGAAGTGGAAGTATGACAGAAGAAGAATTGAAAGAATTAAACCATGAAGAAGCGCAAATGGCAGAAGAATTAGATGACCTAATGGATATGTGGTCTTTCAGCCATGCAATGAAAATAATGGATGAAGTAGTATCAACATTAGAAAAAGCAGGCTTCGTTAATGAAGAGAATAAAACTGATGTAAAGGAAGTCCTGTATCAATTCGGTAATCGAATTAGGGATTTCACATTAGACAGTAATTACATTTACACTATGAGGTCGCAATACCAATGGTATTTTGACAACGATAGGAAAAGATTGGAGGGTAAAGAATGAGAGGAAGAATAGATGTAGGCCAAAACAAATGGCTTGATTTAGAATGGGTAGTAGGTGCATGGTGGCAGATTGTAGTAGCACACAGATGTACTGAAGTGGAAGTAGGTGACATGGTAAGGACTGACTTACCTAACAGGGGTTTGACAGTGTACAAATCTATAGACACACCTACTCCGAGGCATGTATTTCCATCAAGCGTGAAGTTAATTGATGATGGAGATGAAGAAGAATGATTGAATGTAGAATATGTAAGTTGTTAGTTGCTACTTGTAAAGAAGAAATGGCACAACCCGAAGATATGTGTTGGGAGTGTTACGCTAAGATACATGGAGGCGAAGAAGAATGATTGACACAGGCAAATACGAGGGACATGACCTTGCTAAAGGTAGGGTCGGTAGTGACTACAACATATACGACAGAAAAGGTAACATTATCTTTGATGTTGATGATGTGGGTAGTAACATGGCTACACTAAACTTGTTGGCAGACGCACCACTACTACTTGAGGAAGTCAAGAGATTGCGTGAGGAAAATAAGGAGTTAGAAGAGTTTCTAAATAAATCTCATGCTGCCAACAAGATACGCCATGAGCAATTGGTTAGAGCGCAAAAGTGGGCTTACAAACAAGTTTGCCACAATGATTCAGCGATGATGGACTATGATGATTATGTATGGGGTGAAGAAGATGTGGATATATCTAACTGAAGGTGCATTGAGTATTGTAGCACATAGAGATAAGCCTAACCACTTGTTAGTTAGGTCAAGGCATCCCGATGCTATTGAAAGGACTTTCCGTGATGCTGAAATGTATTTCATTCAAGATGCTGACTATCCGTACAGGGCAGACATACTCAGAGAGGATATGATTGATTTCCTAACCTTGAGATTGAAAGTTATGAATTATCATAATTTCAAGAACACTGTTGATGATGAAGATTACAGTCGCCTATTGACGGATGTATGGTTCACACATTTCCAATGGGGTAAAGAGTACAGGGAGTGGTTTCGATGAGAAAGATATGGCCGTCATCATATGGTACATTCCCAATGGGGTTGTACAAGGATGATAATAATGAACTGTGGGTAAGGAAGCAAGGTGCTAATCTTGCTCACATCAAAAACGAATATGAGTTTATGAAGTACCTTGATTTCATTGGTGTTAATGTTCCCGAATGTTTCATGGATGATAGATACCTATACACTAAGTTCATTGATGGTGAAGTCATGGGTACAAACCCTTCAGAAGATGTCATTCAAGAATTAGCGAGTGACTATGTAGCGCACTGCCTCATAGCAAATTGGGATATGATAGGTGTGCATGGTGACAATGTAATTGTTACATCTGATGGTGAAGTGTATTATGTGGACTTGGGTGGGGCTGGCCCTTACCGAGCATTAGGTGAAATGAAAGGTGATTCATTTGGCCCTGTAGTGGGAGAGATAGAATCCATGAAGGAAAATAATCGTGGTTACTTTTGGTTTGATAAGATAGTAGCATTACATTCACGCAACTTTGACCTGTGGGAAGAGGGGCTGAAAGTATTCTCAAATGATACGGTAAGGGACATCATGTATCAACGGGTAGAGTACCTACGAAAACGATTCGATAAAATTAATTGAAGAGTATATAAACTGAAATAGAGATAGGGTTTAGTGAAAGCAAGGAGATGAGTAAATGAATAGACAGAAGAAGAAAGCGAAGATGTATAGACAGAAGAGCAAGTACAAGCGAGCAGTATTGAAAGGCGCAAGACCTACAATCATGCAGAAGGTATGGGGTGAAGAAGAATGAAAGAATATGAGATAACAAAAACTGTGATACTCAAGTTTGTAGTTGAGGCTGAAACAGAAGAAGAAGCAAAAGAAATGGGTTGGACTGTTGATGATAGGAATGCAGTTTGGTATGATGTTTACGATATAGAAGTAGAGGATGCGTGATTAAGATGTTAGCATATGAAACAAAAGCATGGATAGAAAAAATGCACCAAACAGTGCAAGGATTACAGCAAGAGGCTTTGGGTATGTTTGAGATACAAAGTATTAACGAGATAATACAAATCCGAACCATCAATAGATTTTTACAAAAACTTGATGATGCCTTTTGGGATTTGAAAGATGAGTTACCGGAGGTTGGAGAATGATACAGTGGATAATCAGAAAACTAATCGGACTGATGGGCAGGGTGTATGTATTCCTTGACAGGTTCTTGACACATGAGGATGGGCCTATCTTGGGTATAGAGATTGACGATGACTTTCAGAAGATGAACAGGCATCAGTTGTGTAGGTACATTGAACATAAGTTTGGATGGGAAGATGATGACTTTTGGAATCTTGAATCCACACAGAAGATTAGAGTGTGCTGCCAAATCGCAAGGAAGAATAAGTTCAAGGGAGTGAAGAAATGAAAGTAAAGCAAGAAGGAACTGAAGATGAGTGGTGCATAAGAAAACCTGTAGTTTGTGCTGATGGATTTAGAATATCCATACAAGCATCATCGGCACACTACTCAGTACCAAGAGCCAAGGCGAGAGCGTACAAGGCTTGCGAGTTAGGTTATCCAAGTGAGCCTGATGACCTAATCAAAGAGTATGCAGACTTGCGGTTGGGAGAAAATAATTACACTGATACAGTGTACGGTTATGTTCCCGCTAAAGTAATACAAGCATTACTTGAGAAGCATGGTGGTATTGTTAGTGGTGAATGTCCACAGTTAGACTTAACGGAGAGTGAAGAAGAATGAAAGAAATATGGAAAATAATTGAAGATGAATTAACAGGCGAGTTCGCAAGAGGCTATGCTCTTGCACAATTTTTACACTCAAAGCAAGATGTGAAAAGAACATTTGGTATGTCTAAAGATGCCTCTTGTTATGAGTGGGAGGACTTTGAGGACTATGGTGGCTCATCCTTTGATGATTTTAGAGATAGCACAGGCCACATCATATGCACTGAATCTGAAGCAGATGAGTTAGCATACGAATACATCGTGGAAACCCTTTGGGCTTTCACACCTTCATTCCTTGCAGGTGAAACAGGAATAGACATTGAAGTGTTTGAAGCATTGGCTGCTAATGGTAAGTGTGAATCAAACAATGATGCAATCGCATCTCTCATTGGTGCATCACAACCGCCAAATCATCACCCACTACAGAAGTTTGTTGATGCAGCCATTGGTGCTGATGGGCGAGGACATTTCATCAACAGTTATGACGGTAGTGAACACGAAGTCAAGGTTGGTGACAAGACCTTCTACATATACAGGATGGATTAAGATGAAGAAAGAATGTGAACATGAGTGGCGATACAAAGTACCGTACAGACCGTGTGACAGTGATGGTATAGTCCATGTGCAAGTTGAGGCTTACTGTTTGAATTGCGGTGAAGTAAGAAGCAGTGACTATTCTTGGGACATAGATGAATACCACAGTGTAGACGAAGAGGGCGAGTACGATAAGTATGAATGTGATTGGTGTACGACAGAGATGGAAGATGAGGGTGGCTTTAGAGAAGAGATAGATGATGATGATATACACATCTGTTCAGAGGAATGTTACAAAGCAATGTATGGTGAGGAAGAATGAGAGATAAAGAAATTGAGGATGAAATAAAACAGGAGATGATTGCACTACAGCAGAGGATGGATAGGCTGAAGGCTTGGCGTGAAACTAATTTCGCTGACCCATGTGTGGTTCATCAGTGGGTGGTGGAACACATTATCCCAAGTGATGTATCAGATAGTTATACTATCAAAGCCAAGTGTTACGCCTGTGGTATGGAGAAGGAAGAAGAGGTTGATGTAAAGGCTCAGACTTTGTATGACCCTTGGCTTGAGTTCAGACCAAACGGCAACAACCAAGTGGAGGATGAGGAACAATGAGAATGACAAAAAGATTGAGAGCGTTGGTAGGGTATGTTGTGTACGAAGGAATATGGAAGGTGTATGAAGGTGGTCATAATACATTCAACGGTTACGAGGCGTACAATTACAATGACTACACTGAAGATGAGTGGGACTTTGTAAGAGAGTGGATTGATAGGAGGTTGGGATTATGAACACACCAATTGAGTTCCCTAAAGGTTCTATCACCATGTGTGGTATAGATGACTTCCGTGACACCATGAAGCCACATCATACAGTGGTTACATTGTGTAGGTACAAACCCGTATGGCATCACTCTGACAAGAATGAACGGCACCACTATTATTTCAGAGCGCATTCTAATGATGCTGCTATTTGGTGCCACGCACTAAACTTAGTTACTGACTTGTTAGAGGAAGATAAAGATGTACTCATACACTGTGTACATGGCCGGGACAGGACAGGCGGTGTAGTGTACATGTTACTCAAGATGTTGGGTATGACACACAAAGAGATTTACAAAGTAATGAGTGAGGCTCGCCCCTCTCAAGCAGAGGAATGGGTATCACGATTGAATAGGCGGGAAATGAAATACGACAAAATAATTGAAGAGTATATAAACCAAGAAAGAGAATGGAGATGAGAAAGATGAAGAAAGAAATGAGAGAAATGTTACAACATATTTGGGAAGTGTTTGGCTACTTAGATACTGAAGTTGAGTATTATGCAGAAAAGTATGAAATTACATTAGAAGAAGTTCATGAGTTGTATAACGAGTTAGGTATATACATTGGTGAGAAATACAAATTGGAGGAATAAAAATGGCAAGCAACATAATGAGTTTTGCAGAATGGATGATGCACAACTACCCGCAAATATACTTCACCCTATGGGATGAATACGAAACACAAAAGGAGGAATAAATATGGGACACAATATAGCACAAACGAAGAATGGAAAATGGATGACAGCATGGGCTGGCGACACACCTTGGCATGGGTTGGGGCAACAGTCTGAGGGTCTGATGACAGCGACAGAAGCGTTGGCAGCAGCACACTTAGATTGGGAGGTAACGAAGTTACCACTTGAATACAAAGGCAAGGATGACTTGTACGATGTAATACCTGATACATACGGTGTGTTTAGAATAGACGAAGATGGTGAGTATATACCACTCACAAGAAGTACAGCAGTAGGCAGGGTATGGAAGCCGTTTCAGAATGTTGAAGCGTTCTCCTTCCTTGACGACCTAACCAATACACTTGAAGCCAAGATTGAGGTGTGTGGTGCGTTAGGTAACGGAGAGAAGGTATGGGTATTGGCTAAGTTACCTGAGAGTATTGTCATTGACAATGCTGATGTCATTGACCAATACATACTGATTGTAAACTCGCACGATGGTTCAGGTTCAGTCAAGATATTCTTGACCCCTATTCGTGTAGTATGTAACAACACACTAACTCTTGCACTAAGCAAGCGCAGTGGTGGCTACAACATCAGACACACAGGCAAGTTACATGGCAGAGTTGATGAGGCAAGAGAGGCACTTGGTATGATTAACAAGGACTTCTATGAGTGGGGCGAGCAAGCAGCATCACTGCTTGACATTGAACTAACTGAGCATCAGATGGAGATGTACTTCATTGATGCACTTGACCTTACACATAACAAAGAGGGTAACTTGACAACACGCTCACAGAACCTTTTGAATACTGTTAAAAGTAATTTGAATAACACTACCAACAAAGTTGGGTCTATGGCTGGCACAGCATGGGCTGCGTACAATGCACTGACTGAGGCTATTGACCATCAGTTCACTAAGTTGGCTAACGGTGAGAAGAGTCAGAAGCGTATGGAGTCAGCATTGTTTGGAACCTTTGCTCGTAAGAAGGGTAAGGCGTTTGAGTTGGCGTTGAATAGTTACGACTATCCTATGCTGTTAGAAGAGTTACTTGATGTAGGTGAGTGAACATGAAATGTCCGGCTTGTAAGAAGGGTACACTAAAGATTGGTGTATATCAATCTAAGACAGGTGCATACCGAGGTGCAATCAGTAAGGGCACACTTGTATGTGACAAGTGTGGACACAAGGAGGTATTTGGATGAAGTATGTATTTGGAAAACATCAAAGTGATTGCATTGCACACAGACTTGAATTAGGAGATGTCTTTGAAGAGATTTACTTAGACTCTTATCGAGGTGAACCTGTGAGAGTATTTGGTAAAATGATTCTTGCGACACCGAACTTTTCATTGGAGGAATTGATTGAGGCTCACGACATATTGGAGAGAAAAGCATTCACATGGAGAACTAATAGAACAACATTAGACACATCAGTTTTCACAACAAACAACCTTCGCAGGGCTGCTGAATGGATTATTGATGACTGTATTGATGGTTCAACTTGGTTTGACATTGCGGCCTACGAGGAAGATTCACCTTTCTTAGACCGTTACGGGCAACTGAGCGAGTCGGCACTATACAGATTCAGAGAAAACCTTGAGGACAAGGTTGCAGGTATTGATTGGGGAATAACAGATGGTTTAGAACCCGTCACAAAAACAGAGGTGACGGCATGAAGCGATTTCCTAAGTCGAAAGCAAAGATACAGGCATTGAACATAGCCATTATGCAATATACGGCTCTTGAGGGTAACGGTGCTGATTCATACAAATGGTTACTTTGTGGTACAGATACATTCGGTGCCCCTCTCATTTGTACGGTAGAAGATATTGAATGGGCTATGGATTACCTATGGGAAAGATGTCAGAAGGTGGAAGTATGAACATATTCGTATTAGATGAAAGCCCAACAATAGCGGCACGAATGATGGACTGTGTAAGAGTGCCCAAGATGGTGACAGAATCAGCACAGATGATGGCATCAGCCCTGCGTAGACACGGTGCTACTGATGAGCAGATGCCACTGACCAAGAGTGGTACACCCTACAAAGGTGGCTACAAGCATCATCCTTGTACAGTATGGGCTGGTGACAGTCGGGACAATTTTCAGTGGCTTGCTCAACATGCTTGTATATTATTCTTAGAATATGAAAGAAGGTTTGGTAAAGAACATGCTTGTGAATTGCCGATTAAGACCATGTGTACAATGTGGGATATGATACCCGAAGGTGGTTTGACTCCATTTGCACAGGCTATGCCTGACGAGTACAAAGATGAGGATGCGGTCAAAGCATACAGGGCTTACTACAAATCAAAGGTAGACAGTCCGGGTGGTGTGCATTACAGACACACAAGCCCGCCTGATTGGTGGGAGGTGACGGCATGAGTGAAGAAAATCTTACAACTATTTGCACAGAAGCGATGAAGAAAATGACGGATAAACAATTAGCGTGGATAATCAAATATGGCACAAGTAAATTGCATGACCGCTTGTATTATCTCAAAAAGAAAATAGAAGATGGCGTGGAGGTGACGGCGTGAGTGATGATAACTACCATAAATATCAATCTATAACGATGAAAGATTTTGATGATGAGTTCATCAATGATACGATTTTAATTGAGGATGAAGAAAGAAAGTTCGTAAGTGAACACTATGCTTCTGAGTTTGGATTTGATTGCCCGGTATGTGGTGCTGACCCTTCAGTTGGTAATAAGATTCTACAAATGGATGATGGTCGCTATCTTTACATAGCCCTTTGCTGTGGGGAGTTTGCGATATGCGAGGTAACAGGTGAGGACAATGGATTGGCAACCGAGTGAAGATTTGATTAAGTGGGGAGAAGAACACTTTGCAAGTATGGCTGTAGATAGTATATGGTCACCTGATGATAGCGGTGTTACTTTCAGAAAGACTGATGACAAGACTTACGCATTAGTTTACAGGATGAATCACCCTGTATCTGAGCAGCACTATGAAAGGCTGACCATTCTTTTGAAAGAGTGTGGTTATACAGTAGAGGAACCTGACGATGTGCAGGTAGTTACTCCACCACTAAACCCACAGGCTCAAGCACACATGGAGTTTGAAAGACGACAGGAGATAGCAAAAGCATGGGTGTGTGAATGTGGTTACCCACTTGCTAATTGTGACTTAGAAGGTGCCACTGCTGAATATGTAGAAACAGTGGATGCACAAACTGATACAAATGAAACTGTGCCTATTGACCTATGGAGATATATGCTGAAGTGTAGTAACTGTGGTAAGGTGAACTCTGTAGACCCCGATGATTTCCACCTATTAGCAGGAGATGAATTGTTTATGCAATGGACTTCAAGTGATAAACAGTACATTGCTTTGACAAGAGCGCAACTCAAGGACTTCGCTGATGCTGGTCTATTTGATGAGGGGTATGGAGATAACATTACAGTGTTAGGTCAAGAGCGAAACGGAGAGCGTGTACCACCGTGGCTATGGGGCTTATCTGTTATCCATTCACCATTAGATGAAGAAGAGTGATACTATGGTCACGCTCGCAAGAGTGACGGAGTTAATTTCTCTGATGCCAAATAAATTACTCCTGAAAGATATTTCAGAAAAAGAGTGTCGTATTATTTGGGACTTCCTTAACTCACATCGTAGGCTGTCAATATCTAATCACATGCTGAAGATAAACTTCGCTAAGGAGTTAGGTGTATTCGTTAATGACATTGATGATGTGGCCGGAGGTAGGCCACTGTGTGAGGTACTTACATGGGAGGCTGAGATAGAAGATGGAACGACTATCATCACTTTGAAAGAGGCTGTTAGTGTAATACAAAACGCTTACAACAATGAGAATTGGATTTTACCGTTTTGTCATTCTTTAAGTGTAAAGGAAGCAGAGTTAATATGGAGATGGGCGTTAGACTACAGATGGAGTTCAATAAGGAATAGAATGCTCAAATGGTTGAAGAAACACAGTCAGTTAGAACACGGCAAATATACCTTTGAAGAATACATGAATGTAATTTTTTACAACATATCACCTGCTAAGATAGTCAAATCATCTAATGTTAAATTACAAACATGGGATAACACAGTGACTCCTTCTAAGTGGTGGTTCATTACAGACTGTTCAAAGATGATTCATGTATGTGAAGGGGTGGCAAGGAATAGAAATGGTACACTCAATGCGAAGTATATGCCGTTATTGAATGGCGATGAAGATTGTTGGGTATGGGAGAATCCATTGGGTACAGGTATGTGGCATAATGAGGATATTGAATTATCATTTTCTAATTACAAGGAACCAATTACACATGAATGGCATGAATCACAGATGTTACTTCAGTCATATGCGAAGGGTGGTTTTTTAATTACTGATGAAAATAATTATTATTTATTGACTAATGGTACTAATACACTATACGGACAGTTACTTAGTGTGAGGAATGTAGGGCATGTAAGAGTGCATAAAGCGTTTAGGGGAGGTTATGAGTTTGTTATCGGCTTTAGTGATGGCGGTGAAATTGTGGATGCAGCGACAATCATAATGGAGAAGTTACCATTTGATTTAGATGTTGCATTGAAAAGAAAGGGATTGAATGTTAAATCAAGACTTGCCTTTCACAACATAGAAGATTGTTTAGTGGTGAAATTAAATCATACATGGTCGCCTACTGATGGTTGGCATTTGTGTTTTGTAGACATTGAGAATGATATGGGTATAGATGACATAGATGACATAACAGATTACTATGCAATAGTGGGTGATGATGGTGAATCCGACTGAGTACATTGGGTTGGGGCTGGCAGTTAATCACTTGTCATTCAGGGTAGCCGTAGACAAAACACCTTTCGCCTATGGATTGAAGGTGAGGAAGTTCATTACACTCAAACCTAATACTACTGAAGAGCAGAAAAAGTGTATCGAAGTGTGGGCTAATTCCCACGGTTTAAGTGTAATGAAAACTCGGAGAATACAGTGCGTGGAAAGATTGGGAAGGTGGATGAAGGTGTTAGATGCGTTTGAGTTTTTGATGTCACCTACTGATAGGGTCAAGTATCATATGTTGAAGTGGGTGCTTGAGAATCCTATGCCCAAAATCCCAAGGAATAAGCACAGGAATTGGAAGAGATTCATGTCTTGGGTAGAGCAGCACGATGAAAAATATGACGAATTGAAGTCAGAGTATATAAACTGAAAAAGAGATAGGGGTTGAGGAATATGGCAGTTAATTGGAATGAGGTTCTACGACCTGTTAGAGTTACCCAAGTGGTAGGCAATGACAGATTCGTAGAAGATGCCCTTGAATGGGAGAGAACAGGTGAATATCCTGCGGCTCTTCTATTCGTAGGTGAACCCGGTACAGGTAAAACAAGTGCCGCCAATGCAATTGCTCGCACCCTGCTTGGTAATGCCTACAATGAAATGAATGTCATGTGGACTAATGCAAGTGATGACAGGGGTATTGGACACATTAGAGAGGAAGTGAAAAACTTCTCTCGTCTAAGTGGTATAGGTACAAAGCGCAAGGTGGTTGTGTTTGATGAGGCTGATGGTCTTACAAGCCAAGCGCAAGATGCAATGCGTGGTATCATGGAGAAGTATGCTGATAAGGTACTCTTCATTCTTACCGCTAACTATGGTGACAAGATACGCCCTGCTATCAAGAGCAGATGTACTACATACACTTTCAAGAGGGTATCAGCCAAGCAGGGTGCTTCCCACCTTACAAGGCTTACAGAGTCATGTGGTGTACCTGTAGAGTGGGAACCATTCTACGGTGATGTAGTGGAGTTCCACGGTGGAGATTTGCGAGCAGCAGTTAATTCACTTGAGCGTATTCCAAAGACAGCAGATTCAATTAAACAATTCACCATGAAACAAGAAGATGATGATTGGTGGGAGATGACCATATCTAACGAGTGGAATGATTTGAGAAACAACTTGTTAGATTTATTACATTCATCGGGGGATAAGTTATCGTTTATGAGTAACTTCCATCGTGCAATTAGAAAGCACTTTGACAATGACCCTGACACTACATTTGCTATTATGGCAGTATGGGGTGACATGATGAAATATGTCTACGAATGGGCGGGGAGTGGTGAATCCTTCGTAGAGGTATTAGTAGCCCAATTGAAAAAGGAGATGAATAAATGAGTGAAAAGACAGACGATTACAGTTGGGTAACAGATGAAATGTTTGATGAGGCTTTGTGCTATCTATTGGAAGATATGGGTAGTATAGCACTCATCAAGTCCATACCGGGCGTGTATGAATTGGTAAAAGAAGAATACAACAATGATGTATTAGCAAAATTAGAAGAATGGAGGAATGAAGAATGAGTAACACATGGGACAAAGAAGATGAATACGAAGAAGAATACGGAGAGGCAAACGGGTTTGGTGCTGTTGCAGATAGTAACAGCACTGCTAACCTTCCTCAAGGGGTCACTGACCGTCTTGACAAATATGCTGAGAGAACTAACAAGAAACTTGCTGATGCAATAACTGAGTTCTTAGGTGACATTAAGGATAACTATGCTTGTGATGACCCATCCCAAGAGGATGATGATTTACTTGTAGATTGGGCCGAGCAATTTATCTTAGAAACACGCAAACAAAGCAGTGGTTCTAACAGCAAACTACAGACATGGGTTGGATGCTTCTTGGGTATGCACGACAAGAAGAGCGACAGGCTCGCTAACATTGTTCGTGCTAATCTCAAGTTGTACAAGGATGACCCTAATGAGGCAGTGTCAAGCGGTAGGCTTGGTGTGTTTGAGAAGAAGGATGGTAAGTGGGCACTACATCACAAAGAGGGTATGACTGTCCTTGATGAGTCCACAGAAAACAAACCACCATTCGGTATCAAGGTAGACAATGATTGGGTATGTCTGACTACCTATGACAACCAACCTGCACCAAGTACAAAGATGGGTCGTTACGCCTACTTCTTGGGTGGAGAGGAACAGGACTTCGTGAAGAATGGTTCAATCAGTATGTGGAGAGTAGACCTAACGCAAGAGCATATCTATCATAACCTTGACATTGGTAGGCCATGTAAGATACAGGTAGTACCACCAAGGGATAATTCAAGTGAAGCATTCAAAGATGTGCTTGGTATCTATTCTAACTTTGAAGTTGAATACACTGATGAGTTTGTTAGTGAAAACCTACGACCACTTCTACAACCTGCTAAGTATTGGACTAACTCAGAGTTCCATGACTTGTATGTGAGCATTGATTCACTTGAAGAAGCATACGAAGAGCGCAAGCAATTCTATACATCAGGTGGAGAGAAGAGGCAATTCGGGCCACTTGTTATCACAAGGGCCATCATATCTTCACTAAACACTGAGCCTCGTGATAGCGAGTATGATTCGGAGGGTGAGAATTACCTAATGGTACTCAACAGTCCAATAGCAGGTGATGTCACTTGTTGGATTCCGGGTGCAGTAGGTAAGACCTGTAGCCCATTCAGAGCGCATTGGGGTGAAGAGTCATTCCCATACGCTGAGAAGTCCACAGTCTTTGTCTTTGGCCGTATTGGTATGGCTACAAGGGATGGACTTACATCACCTAAGATGACTGTCTATGGTATCTATGGTCACCCACGAAGATGCCGCCAAAGAGAAACAGGCGGAGATACAGGGGTTGGTCAGTTTGACTGAATCATATGTATATACTGTAGAAACATTTCATGTAGACGACCCGCACAGAGCAGTGACAACTACAAGTCGTGTACAAACATTGAGGGAAGCAATTGATAATTACAATGAGCGTATTAGACACTTTTTAGATAGTGAAGATGAAGTCAATTTGCGTGTGATGAAATATACCTATATTGATGACCGCTTTGAAAATGAAACTTGTATTGAATCTATGGAGATTAGAGGTAGATTTTGGAGTGAGGAAGAATGACTGACTTTAGATATTATTCTGTAGAAACATTTCACTTGAAATATGGTAGAAAGTCATCTAACACAGATTTCCATACATTAGAAGAAGCGATGGAGTGGTATAATGATTGCATTAGAAGTGATTTAGATAGAGGGGATGGGGTTGACATAAGAGTGATGGAGGTTACTTTACATGATGGTTCATGGGAGGAAACTTGTGTTGCACAGATGATAGATGAAGGTAAGGCTTGGAGTGATGAAGAATGAATGATTTCGCAGAACAGTTAGGCTACAAGAATGATTTAGACCTTGTATATGACTTAGGTGACTACAATGACATACTAAGCGTTGTAGAGAACACAATCAAAATAGCCATTAAAAGGTCACCAAAGGATGCTGTGAATGCACAGAACATATTCAGAAATCACCTTTGTAAGATATTAGATGAGTTATTGAATGAAGTAAGTGCGACACATATTATTGATGATATTCTCAATGAGTTAGTAGAGGAAATTGTAGACAGTTGTTATTTGAAACATGATGTAAGGAGAGATTAAGATGGCAGGATTTGGAGAAACAGTGGTAGCGCAAGCAGAAGAGAAGAAAGTACAGGCATCACCTAAGCCTCAAAAGGTTAAGGGTGGTAACGACCTATACGCTCATCTTCGTGCTGAAGAAAACAAGATGGGTGAGGAAAAGAAGATGACTCACCAATTCATAGGAATTGCAGGGCATGATGGTACTTGTAAATCGGGTATCGTAAAACATGCTTTTGAGAGTGATAAGTCTAAACCGGAAGATGCAGAATTACATGCGTTGGATTTCGACATGGGTGTTACAATGCTCAAGTCAGCATTGGGTGACAACCCTAACATCAAGTGTTGGAGTCCGTGGCAGATGGGTATTCAAGACCGTACTGCCTACGACTATCCGGGTACACATCAGCGTGTGATGGACATTATGAAGTTCATTCTACACAGGGTCACTAACGAAGGTGCGCCTGTTTGGGGTGTGCTTGTGAGTGGACTTGACTCATGGTTGGAGGTATGTACTAACAACATGAGAATCATTGACTTAGGATTGGCTAAGGATGGTATTGAAGCGGCTGACAACCGTGGTGCAGGTGATGCAAAGCGTGTTGAGCGACAGTCTGATTGGGCTATTCGTAACACTCGTTTCCACCAATTGACAGCACTATCTCGCAATCTTGTGAGAGCAGGTGTGAGAGTCTTTTGGGAAACTCACCTACGCAATACTAACTTCTCATTCAGCAAAGATGCTGAAACATCTTGGCAACCGGAATGGGAAAAGAAAACTAACAACTACCTACCGACTATTATTTGGATGGAAACTGAAGAAGAATATGATGATGAGGGTGAGTTAGTAAAGACTGAATATAAGGCTCGCTTCCATAAGTGTAAGACAAACCCTGCGCTACAAGACCAAACTAAGACGGTCTTTGTAACGAAGCCTGATGGTGACTACCAATGGTTCGGTTTGCCTGAACTATATGATGGGAGTTTGTGATACTCGACCATACCGAGATAGGTTTTGAGCAGTAATAAGTGGTAAAGACGCTTCGGTACGCAAACGGGGAGAGTCGTTTCCTTCCCGCCACTTCCCTATCTCGTTTGAGGTGATATTATGTGTAAAATAAATGTAGACAGAAAAGAATTACTTGCATTCCTTTCCTCCTTTGGGAAGGGTGTAACTGATGTGCGTATGAGTTGCGCTGGCAACCGCATTACAGTAGAGGTAGGATTTGCACACTACTACTTGCGTAAGCACATTACAGGTGTGAGTGTACTCGATGAGGGTTTCATTCACATTGCTATGCTTGAGAAGGCCATAGCCTTCTTGAAAGCGAGTAAGCAAGATGAGGTAACTCTTAGACAGACTACTCCTGTGAAGCCTCTTCATATTGAAGCAGGTGGTAACAAGTTGCAGATACCAAGCACTGATGATATTTTATCAGCAAGTAAAACTGTGGTTATCCGTAAGATGCTTGAGGCATGTTCGTCTGTAGGTTGGTCTGACTTTTCCGGTGCTACATTGAATGTTCACGCTAATGTGGAAACAAAGGATTTGATTTCATTAGCAGGTATGAAGGGGCTGGTTGCGGCTGATTCGCAATTCAAACTACGAATACACTGTGGGGAGAATGACTTGGGTATAGTGGCTGGCAAGGCTGCTACGGGTCGCCTGTTCACTACACTACCTGTTACTGATGCTGACGGCCCTAACGCTACAGTTGAAACATACTTTGGTGATTGGTTGCCTAAGTGTCTACAGTATCTCGATGAAGGAGATGCAAGGCTACACATGGGAGATGGAGAGCCGGTTATCTTTGAGCAAGATAATACTTTACTCCTAATAATAAACGAGAGTGATGCTTGATGGAATTATTTTGGAACACGACTAATCATGGTTGTAGAAACTGTGGTGATGAAAAAGCAAACTATCTTATAATGACTCCAATAGGTGAATTAGGATTCTGTAGTGAAAATTGTTTTGCAATCTTTATGGACTTACCTGTAAGAGAAGAAGGGTACTATGGACTACCAAAGGCAGAGCAATCAGATGTGGAGTGATTAGAATGATTATTGATTATATCTCTAATGACCCTTATGAGCCGCCTATAATTTATGAGCGTACTCGTGGGTCTGATGGGGTATTGCATGAGCGTTACATCACACATGAGGATGATGACTTCGTATATCCTTTCTGTTGGTTGAAACAGGGTGCGCCTACCTATGTACTCAATCGCCTTGAAAGAATGAATGTCAGAATAAATAAGGATGAAATATCTTATGCACTGAATGGTGGTAAGGTATGGAAGGTAGAAGTCAATCATCCTAACCAACTGTGGGAAATCAAAGACATGGTTGGTAAGTGGACATGTGAGGCTGACCTAAACTACCTTGACCAAATCCTACTCACTAACTATCCCGATAAGTTACCGGAGTTCAAGCCTCGTAAGTGGTACTACGATATGGAGTGGCAGACAGATGGTGACGGTCTTATCACTGTGATAGCCGTGGCTGACTCTGATGCTGACAGTCCTGTAGTGTTCGCTTGGAGTCAAGAGTCTATTCGTGACAATGTTACAAAGACAGAATGGATAGACCGCTATGACGGATATGAATTACGCACATTCCCTGACGAACATATGATGCTTGAGGGATTCTTAGATTACCTAAGAGAGCGTGACCCTGACATGCTGATTGCTCATGCAGGGGCATGGGCTGACCTGCCTAAACTGTATGATAGGCTTGGCCCACTTAGAGATGACATGTCACCTATTGGCACATTCCTTCCTCCCAAGAAGAACGGTGAGGGTTACAAGACTACGGCCCAACCTATCAAGGGTAGGCTGGTATTTGATACTGCGGCACAGTGGACTGAAGGTAGTGGCTTTGAGGGTGTGTGGCAGAAGTCCGGTAAAGGAAAAGCACAACAAAGGAAACTTGCATGGTTTGCTGAAGCATTAGACTTAGGACACAAACTTACTGATGAGATAGAAGGCATGACTGTATTCAACGGTTGGTCTGATTACTATGATGACTTCGTGGATTACTGTTTAGTTGATACTACATTACTGCGTGACATTGATGACAAGTTGAATTGTACAGCATACCACCTTGCAATGCAGCAAGTGTGTGGTGTACAGTTTGGTAGTACACACAATGTATCACGATACTTCAGAGGGTTGATTGGTAGGCACACTGAATTGAAGGCACCTACATCATGGATAGAAGAGCGACCTGAATTACAAGCCGCATGGGTCATGCCTCCTGTAGCGGGTAGGCATGAGAATGTTGCTTTGGTAGATTTCGCATCCCTATATCCAAATATCATTATCTCCGCTAATCTATGTCACACTACGCTGACTGATAAGCCGGGGCCAAATGTACTCACACTCAACATACCACCAAAGGTAGACGAAGATGGTAACTTCATCAAAGGTAGCGGTGGCACATTCCATTGGCGACAAGACATAGAAGGTATTCTTCCATCTGTAGTCAAAGAGTTGTTGAAGTTGCGTAAGCACTACAAGGGGCTGATGAAAGAGGCTACCGATGAAGATGAGAAGTTGGGTTACAACATGCTACAGATGGCCGTTAAGGTCAGTGTGAATGCTATCTATGGAATGGTGGGAAGTAAGAAGGTCAGAGGACAGTGGAGTAGTTATGAGATTGCTCAGTCCATTACTTATCTTGGTCGTAAGTCTATCTCTATGCTGGTAGACAAGAGTGAAGAGATGGGTTACCGTGGTCTTGCAGGTCACACTGACTCGTGTTACATACAGGTTCCATTTGATGAGGCTGAAGAAGTGGCTGGCAAACTAACAGAGATTGCTCAGAATGAAATGAACCTGAAATATCTTGATGTGGAGTTAGAAGCATTCTTCCCGTATTGGTTTACTGCTGATGTGAAGAACCGTAACTTTGGTATCAAGTCATACCCACCTGAAGATGCAGGTGACATGAAGGTTACAGGCTTCTCAATCAAAGCGTCAAGTGCGCCACCGATTACAAAAGAAATACTCGGTAAAGTATTCACTTTGATTTCTAATGGTAAAGATGAGGATGAGGTTTACGAAGAGATTAGACCTGACATCAAACATGCTTACAAGGGTGGTATATCAATATCTGATGTATCGTCTTACGGTTCTCTATCGAAGGACTTAGATGAGTATGACAAGGTAGTTCCTAATGCTGCTAAGGCGGCAAGATATTCTAATCAATACAATGGTACAGACTTTGGTAAGCGTGATAGCGTGAAGTGGGTATTCATTGATGATGTACCCGAAGGGCAACCGTACTGTAATGTCATAGCCTACGATAACGAAAGCGAGTTAGAAGGTTACAGTATTGATTGGGGCACTGTAGTAAACAAATGGGTACACAAGAAACTGAAGTCGGTGTATGAAACACTGAATTGGAATCTTGATGGACTAACGGCACGAAGAGTGCCCAAGAGGTTTTGGTGATAATATGAAAAAGGATTGGAGAAAATTGGACATAATGAAAGATAAGAAAATTATCAACAAGCACACTAACACACCGATGAAATGTGCAATGTGTGGTAAAGTAGGCTTACTTAATTTCCACGGAATACCGACCCCGGACAGGGGAATAGTCAAATTGTGTGATGATTGTTTCCAATACATTGCAAGAAGAGCCGATGCAAATAGGACTTTTCAACTCAACAATAGGTGATATTATGAGCGCAATAGAAGATAATGTATGCAAGAAGATTAAGGCTCGGTCTGATGTAGGTAAGAAGAAGTACGGGGTGACTATGGAGGAAGAGATTCTATCCATCCATGATTGGCTTGTACACCTACAGGAAGAGTTGATGGATGCGGCTGTATATGTAGAGAAGTTATTGGACTTGACAAAGGTAGACATCAAGGTAATGGTTACTAAACACGCTAAACAAAGGTATGAAGAAAGAGGTGCTGATTGGCCTGAAATATCTCACTTCGTTAGGTTAGTCAAACTGAAAAGTCGGCACATGGAAGTTGGTGAAGATACAATTCTAAAGGTGTGGATTGAAAGAGAAAATGCTACTTTCCCTATTCATGTAGTTTGTAAAAAGCATAAGAAAAGCATTCACATACTGACATTTACACATATGGACACTAAAGGTTGTACTGACAAAACGAAGAAAGGTGACAAGTTAATCACTATACAGGTAGATGAGGTGACGGGGTTATGAGATTCAATCCTAACGCTGATGATAGTCGCCCGACTATAGAAGATTACCTTGAGGCAACAGGTAACCAAGAAGAGTACGACTCGTACAAAATGAGTACCTATGCTTGGAATCCAAATGAGGATGAAACAAAAAAGTTGAGAGTTACTAAATCAAGTCAAGGCACATTTAGTTGGTGTCCCGAACAGTATTACCTTGAGAAGTTCAAGGGCTTGCGTGGCGAGCAACAACCACATCATGTAAGAGGGCTGAATGTTCACGACATGATGGAATGGTTTTGGGCTAACTTTTCTGAAGAAATGGAAGAACATGTTTTGACATTGTTAGCAGAAGCACACGCTGAATATAACGATGTGGCATACTCTCAAGCACGAGATGTATTTTTCAATTCTATTCCACAGCCACCGGAACCGTATGAGTATGGTGAGGATGAGCAGATTGCTCAATGGTTAGAATGGCAGTTTCATAGACTCCAAGTAACAGGCGGTAAAGATTGGCGACCCGTAGGGGTGGAGGCTAACATACATGCTACTCGTACTGTTGTAGTTGATGGTGAGCCTATACCTATACACATGAATGGTTTCATTGATACACTATTTGCTGACGATGATGGTTTTGCTCTTATGGAATTAAAGACGGGCAAATACAAGAAGCGTAGCAAAGTCGGTTCAATGCGTAAGGAGATGGGGTTCTATCGTATGATGCTTGAACATAGTAAGCACCAAGAGTTTCTACCTATCACTCATTGGGGGTGGGAGTTTCCCGGTGGAGGAATGGCTGATGGTGAGGGTGCTACCATATACTACGAGCATGTAAGTAAAGGAAGCAGGGTATCAAAGAGCGTTGAGAATGCTTTAGAGAAATTAGTTAGGGCACACATCAACATGGAGTTCCCGCCTGAGCCTTTCCTTGGTCGCTTGCGGGAAGGAGAAACTATGGAGGAAGCACTTGAGCGTAATGGATTGAAATGTTCATGGTGTGATTACAGAGAACACTGCTCACAATGGGCGGTAACAGATGATTTCTTAGATGAGATAATGGAGGAAGAAAAATGAAAGAAACAATATTGTTAATGGAATATGTGATAAATGAAAAAACGAAAGGAACAGGCTATAGAGTTAGAGTGAGGAAGTCTACAGGTGGTAACCTACCAAAGAGGGCACCGTTCATTAGACAAGTCCTGCGTCAAACATCGCTGTATGAGTTTATGCCTACAGCGATTGGTGATGTAGTACCTGAGCCTGAATACAAGCACGATAAAGATGTGATATACACTGTCCATCCTCGTGAGATGAAAGATGAAAAAGTTGTAAAGTTATACAATATGCTATTGCAAGACTTGGATGAGTACATTAGAAACCACAGGTGATTGAATGTCATTTGTGCCGATTGACTTCCCTCGTGAAGTATTGGAGATAGCCTCCAATGGTGAGCGTGGATGGAGGCGCATGGTAAAAGATGCTGCTGATTTAGAAAAGTATTGGCGTGGTAAAAACGGGTCGGGTAATGTTTACTTTACAGCGTATGGTTACAATGAAACCCAAGCACCTAAACATCACAGAGTGGATTACAATACTCCAAAGATACATCACTTCGTGATGGACTTTGATTGTAAGGACTTCAAGAATAAGGGTGCAGAAGTAGCCTTTGAAGTCCCTCAAGAAGAGGTACGCAAATTGCACCGCTTTCTGATGAAGAAAAATACTCTTCATTTTATTTGGTTTAGTGGTGGTGGTTTTCATGTATGGGTTCCATTGGATGAAACATTAGAGCCTAAGAGTGGTAGTGAACTGTCACGCATAAAGCATTCCGGTAGGGTGTTGATTAGTGGGTGGGAGAAGGAGATAGGGCAACTGAATTGTAATGACCCTACTGTAGCGTTTGATACTTCAGGTATGATACGCATACCCAATTCGTATAATGCGAAGCGTGGTACTTGGTGCATACCATTAACAAGTGAGGATATTCTAAATCTAACATTTGATGACTTGATGGAGAAGGGGATGAATCCACACTCAGGATATATCGCCCTCGGAGAAAATAAAACAAAGATGAAAGTAATTGAGAATAAGTTTTCTCAAAATTATAATTTGCAGCCTGTTGAATTACCAACGGTTGCATTCGATGACATTCACATTCTTCCCTGCTTGTCACAAGCAGCAATGGGTGGGGGCAACCCACCGCACAGGGCGAGGTATCACTTCGCATCCTATCTTGCTGATAGGCTACGCTTCTTCTTCCCCGCATGGCGTGTATCTGATGAAGAGAAGGAGTCGCACATCAAGAGTATAGTGGAGATTTGCAAGAGCCAACAGTGGGTGGACTACAGTTATGACCGTACAGAAGAACAGGTTAGAAGCATAGTGATGACAGGGTACTCTCATGCAACATGTGCAACTTTAATAACCGAGGGATTCTGCGTAGGGAAGTGCAAATATTTTGACAACACAGGAGGTATTTAATGAAAGAAAATAAACTATACTACAACTATAAAGGTTACAACTGCAAAAGAATAATTCGTGCGCTTGGAGATGAAACTTTAACCGCTAAACAAGTCTTAGAAAGACTACTAAGTGAAAAAACTCGACAAGGCAAACCGTTTTCAAAACAGCCCACTATAGGAACTGTAACTCAGATATTATCAAAATATCCTATTTTTGAAAAGGTCGGAATGGCGAATGGTGGACACACAGTTTTGGTTAATACATACAAGTACATAGGTGAGTAGATGAAACCGCAATTGATAATTGACAGTAACGAAAGGGGAACCCTTTGTGAATCAGTAGAGCGTAAGGCGGCGAAGTCGGGGCTGACGGTGGCTCGCCAAGCGTTGGTAGTAGGTGACTACTTACTTGGTGGTGCCTGTGTAGAAGCCAAGAGTATATCCGATTTGTTTCAGTCAAGTCATAGCGGTCACTTATGGCGACAGTTAGACAACATGGATGCAAACTATGAGAGATTCTTCCTCGTAGTACACGGTTCTATAGATAAGTATGTTGCAATTGCTAAGAAGAATGGCAAGAAGGTATCTTATTCAAGAATACAAAATGAGTTGATTGGAACATTGGCCCGCTTGATGTCAGATTTTGAATGCCAAGTATTCTATTGTAACAATGTCAGTGAGGCGGCATCATTCATTGTAAGACTCCATGATAAGTTGCACAAGCCAGCGAGTAAGCATGGGGCACAGTCAATTCGCAGGGTGGCTTCTAATGACCTTAGAGCAGACATGCTTGCTACTGTACCGGGTATTGGTATGGAAACAGCACAGAAGATGTTAGAGAAGTGTGGTAGCATCGAAGAGATGTGTTTCCCCGAATCACTAAAGGAAATCAAAGGGCTTGGTACAGTGAGAAGGAAGTTGGTGATTGACATTCTAACAAGTGAAGAACCTGTAAGACAAGAGAGAAAGGTTAGGCGTTAGAGTATATAAACTGAAAAAGAGGATATGTGTGGTAGTTATGGCGATTAAAAATTACAAAGCGTTAGAGAAGTTTCCGATATTAGATGCGTACTTGAGTCACTTCTCAAAGACATCAATGAAGAATGAAGTACCGGGGTTATTGTCATTCTTTTTCATTCAGGGTCAAACAACTTTACCGTATGTCAGACTACCAACTTGGGACACACACCTTGATTTGAGAGTGCATGTGTTTTGGATTCAACCTTCAAGAACGGGCAAGTCAATTGCTTGGAACTTCATCAGTGACATTATGGAAGAAGCAGAAATACCATTTGAGTTATTCGCTTCCGGTACAGATGCAGGATTGATTGGAAGTACCGAGCAGGAGTTTGATGAAAACGGCAAGCCTACAGGTGATGTAAAAATTGTTGAAGGATTGTTAAGTGGTCGCAAGGCTATCAATTTCGATGAAGGTTCCATTCTACTTACACCTAACAAGCACAGTCAAGAAACTGTACTGTATCTACAGACAGCATGTAACCCTGTGGGTAGTGGAAACAATACACTTGTGAAACACATGAAGGGTCAAAAGATTGAGTGTCCATCTCTCGTATCATTATGGATTACTACCTATCCACCGAAGGGGGTAAAGGAGTATGTTCTAACAAAAGGTATCTTCCAGCGTGTACTGCTTTACTATAGGCATTGGGACATGGATGAAAGGCAAGATGTCAGTAACAGAAGGCTTGGTACATTCATGGCAAAACCCTCTGAAGAAGAGTACACTAAGGAGGATTTGTATGATTACTTCATAACAACCGACAAGCGTATTCGTGACAGACTATTGAACATGGAGGAAATAACTTTCACTCAATGGCAAGAAGCCTCCAATGATGAGAAGGAAGAGATAGTCCAAAGACACATGTGGGATATGTTCACTCCATCTCCTGATTATCAAACCGCTTTGTATCAAGCGTCTGATGACATCTATGAATTGTTGAGAGATATGAGTCCATCAATGTCAGAGATTGTAGCATCATTCGTACCAGCGATTGAGAATTACTTAGGTATCTTCTCTGTGCATATGGCTATCCTTGATGAGAAGTGGGTAGTGAATGCAGAACATGTAGACTTGGCTCACGAGATTCTATTTGATATGTTCCAAAATCTAATTTCTTGGCTTGAAGATTCGGTTGAGGTTGGGGGTAACAAACAGAAGGAGGCTAAGATTCACGATGGTTTGCTTGTTGCATACGGTGAGTGTACCCCTCACGATTTGGATAACTTTGGTGATGGGTGGAGATTACAGTCTATCATGCAATCCGTTTACATGGAAAAGTCAAAGGTTTCTAAGTCCACAGCAGAAAGACATTTCAAAGACTTTGGCGGTGACCTGTTCAATAGGAAGAAGTCGAATGGCCGAGTCTACCTAAGAAAGAAAGGTGAAAATCAATGAGTGACCTATTAGCATTGGACATAGAAACAGCAAACTTCTCACATGAAATAGGGGGGTGGCATAACACATCTATGTTTGAGCCATCAGTGGTTGCTACATGGGATGGTGACAAGGGCACTATCTATTGTAACAAGTCTTTGGGTGTAGATGATACAGTCAAGGCACTACACCCTCGTACACTTGGTGATGACCTTGCAGACCATATAGCAAAGGGCGGTAAGATTCTCGGTCATAATCTTCGCTCATTCGATTTACCTGTATTGCGTGATGCGTTAGATTGTTGGACAGCCGGTGATATACTTGGCAAAGAAGATGCTGTGATTGATACTAAGTTGTTAGTAAACAAAGCGGCACTTGCATTTGGTAAAGTAGATACTTCACTTGGAATGCTCGTTAAACAAACTTTTGCAGACAGCAAGTTAATGAATAGCAGTGATGCCCCTGTAGCGTGGAGAGCAGGGAAGTATGATGAGGTTGCGAAGTATTGTCTAAGCGATGCTAAACTAACCTTCGACTTGTATCAGTTTGGTAAGAGTGAGGGTTATATCTCATCTCGTAGTTTAGAAACAGGTGAAAAAATAGATTTGGAAGTTGAGTGGTAATGACAGAAACAGGAAATGTAAAACAAGACAAAGCGCAAATACACAACATAAGGGCGGCTAAGACTGTAGCAGAAACAGTTAGGTCTACGCTTGGCCCTATGGGTATGGATAAGATGATGGTGGATGGACACGGCAATGTCATCGTAACTAATGACGGTGCCACCATACTTCGTGAGTTAGATGTATCACACCCCGGAGGTAAAATGATAGCAGAGGTGGCTCGTACACAAGAGTCACTATGTTACGATGGTACAACGAGTACAGTAGTGCTATCGGGTCAGTTGCTTGGTAACAGTGAGATGTTGTTTGAGAAGGGGCTACACCCGAATGTGATATGCCGTGGGTATCACGAAGCAGCACATATGGCTACACAGTACCTATCTACAGAAATCGCCAATGTTAGTGATGAAAGAGATGTACTCGTGAACATTGCTAAAACTGCTATTACAGGTAAGACTCTTGAGAATGCCTTAGATGCAGTTTCAGAACTATGTGTATCAGCAGTAGAGAAAGCCGGTGATGCTGAAAGCGTCAAGGTGGTATCATTCCCCGGTGGTTCAATAGAAGATTCATACTTATTCGATGGTGTAATAGTAAACAAGGACTATGTACTTGAGGGTGAAGATAAATACAAAAAATTACTCCTGATAAATACAGGACTTGAAACTGAGAAGAGCGATGATAATGTACAGGTATCTGTAGATGCACAATCCTATCAGACATACAAGAGTGCAGGTAAGGCTGACTTGCTTGCTAACGCTAAACATATTGTAAACGCATTACCTGACGGTGGTGTTGTATTCGTGCGTGATGGTGTGCATGACACTATCGTGCAATACCTA